TGTTAAACTGAACAAGAAACGAAAATACGACGCCGCAATGGCCGCGGTTCTCAGCTGGGCCGCGCGGATGCACGCACTGGCGAAGGGTGCGGAGCAGAAGGAAGACCCTGGGGAGTTTTATGACGCCCCGCAACGACTTAGGTAGGAGCGCCATTGTTTGCGATTAAACCCGGCGACGACATTGAAAACACGGATGATTTAACCCACCCGGATTACTACGCCTATTCACTGCTCAACGAGATCAAGCAGCGTTGGGATTTCATTGAACAGGCGGAGTCCTATATGTCCGGAGACCCGGTCGGCACGGAGTACGAGCCGGAGGAAGAGAAGCAGTTCGAGGGACTGCAGGAGCTGCGCGAAATCAGCCAAACCAACTGGGCTAAGTTGATTGTGTCGGCCACCACAGACCGCCTCGGCATTCTCGGTTTCCGCTCTGCATTGTCTTCCGGCGAGACCGGCGACGAGGTTGTCGAGCGCCTGTTCGAGCGGGATGCGATGGGGATTAAGGCCCAGGAGGCCATGACCCTGGCCTGCGCGTACCGCAGCGCCTACCTTTACGTTGACCCTGGCTCAAAGCGCCAGAAGGTTCTGCCGCCGTCGAACGCAGCCGTCATGA